GTAGATAATGATGTAGGTACAACTACTAAAGGCACAGCACAAGACATGGCCGCTACACCTGCACAGATTTTGATGGAAGGTTGCGACCTTGCTAGGCAACACATTGATTTATTACGTACTGTTTCTGAGGTAGAATTGATATTTATGGGTGGCAATCACGATAGACACACAAGTATTATGTTGATGATGTATCTTGATGCTTACTACAAAGATTCTGATGATGTGAATGTAGTAGTTTCTCCCGAAATTAGACAATACGTTACTTATGGTAATAACCTAATTGGTTTTACTCATGGCGACGGTAAAGTTATGAACAAACTAAACGCTTTGATGGCTCACGAACAAAGAAAGGCTTGGGGTGTAACTGAACATAAACTTTGGTTTCACGGACATTTGCATCATCAACAAATGCGTGAAGCGGGCGGTTGTCTAGTAATTCAACTTCCTAGTTTGGCGGGTGAAGATAGATACCACAGTCGTAACGGATATGTTATGGCTAAAGCGGGTTTGTCTGCATATATTATTCACAAAGAAGATGGTTTGATAGGTAGTTTGTTTGCTCCGGTGGTACATAATGAATAGATGGACTAGCGCTAAGTGTTGGTCCTGTGGTTGGGAAGCACCACGCATACAAATGGAAAAGGCGGTAGAAGGCATTTGTCCTCATTGTGGTAAAAAAGATTTACATCCGAGGTGATACTATGAGTTTTATGCAAGATTTTTCTATGGAGCGCAGTCGTAAAGACATTAAGTATTTCTATCAATGGTTAGGATATACTTGGGGCGAACACATAGGGGAATGGATGGATATGTACGGAAATAGAAAAGGCTCAGAAGTACATCGTGTTTGTGTTATTGCACCGAGGGACCACAGTAAATCAACTACTCTTAGGGTAAAACTATTACATCAATGTTTGTTTGAGAAGAAAGGAAATGGCAAACCGTTTACTTGTTGGTTGATTTCTGCTAGTAAAGATACTGCTATTAGAAGATTACAAGAGATAAGAGAGGATATGAAACAACACCCTCAGTTGTCTAGATATTTAGACCCCAAGAAAGGTAACAAGACAGAAATACATTTTACCAATGGTGCGTGGATTATGGCTACATCAGTAGGTTCTGCTATTCGTGGTGAACATCCGGCCTGTGTAGCATTTGATGATGTGTTAGTAGATTCTGATGAGATGAACCCACACACTTTACAACAATGGTTTAGAAAGGCTATTACTCCTATGTTAAGTCCTCAATCTTCTTTTTATGTAGTAGGTACTCCTATGTCTATGACTGATTTGTATCATACAGAAATGCTAAACAAAAATGCTTGGAAAAGTGGCGTTTGGAGTAGTATAGTAAACTATGATGAATGGAAAAGTAGTGATGGTGAAATTGAACCCAAAGCACTTTGGCCGGAATATCGTAGCGTGAAGTTCTTGTTAGAACAAAAAGATGCTATTGGTGATTTAGAGTTTTCACAGGAATACCTATGTAGGGTTGTTGATGACGATGCAGCAGTATATCCTAACAATTTGATTCGTAAAAATCTTAACATGGAACACATCATACAGACTGATAAGTTACAGAACAACAGATATGTAATAGGGTTTGACCCCGCACACGGTCTTGGTAAAGATTACAGCGTTATGGTTGTGTTGAGACAAGACGAACAAGGGTTTATCCACTTTGTAAATATGTGGAGACGTAATGATTTCCCACCGGATAAACAAGCGGATATGTTGATTGAATGGTCTAAGAGATATGGTAATTGTGCGGTAGCAGTCGAAGATGTGGGTTTCCAACAAATGTATGAAAGTTTGCTTGCACAAAAAGGTGCGGTAGTAGATTATAGACCTAGTAAGGTGGGTAACAGAACACTCAAACAAGGATTGCTAAACAGACTTAGGGTTTGGTTTGAGAGGGAGATGATAGTATTCCCATATGGAAACGATGAGACTAGAAGGATGGTAGAGATTATTCTAGAAGAACTGAAACTTCACGCATGGCGTGATGGAGTCATAGTGGACTTAGGTATTCACAATGACGCAGTAATGGCCTTTGCACACGCAATAGACCAATTCACATATAAGATTCCCGATATGCCAGTAGTGATGAAAACTATGAGTGGTGGAGAATGGATGGGTGGTAAACCTAAGATTAATAGACCCTCTAATACAGGCATAGGTGGTAGAGTAATGGAGAGAAGAAGATTATGAAGAGAGGATTTATTATAAGCGACAAAAGCGAAACTGATAGAACAGTATTCGGACCAAAGAAAAAGAAAACAATTTATTTGGAAAGATTACAGGATTTGGCAAACGGAGATTACTTCGATGAATGGCGCAGCCAAGAAGAGATACTTTGGAAAGTCAACGAGGTCGTTCCGGCCCGTTGGACACAACTACATTCTTGTGGAGTTCACAAATATATGCGTAAAATCACGCACGACATGGAAGATAAGTATAAAACCGTCATGGGTAGAAGAACAAGGTTTTGGCGAAAAAAATTATAAATATTTTTTTTGAAAAAAATTGTAAAAAATTGTTCGAGGTGCTAGGCGGGTATAGGTACGTATATCTTGAGATTTTTGGATGAAAAGCCTTAAGTACTAGTATGCATACCGAGGTATGGGAGTGCATAGCACCCTGCCGGATTAGTGAAGGCGGGCTATCAATAGATAGCAAGATTTGTGGTGATAGCCATAAATTAGGCACTGGTCTTTCAGACCCAAGCCGAAAAATAGAAAATGAAACGGAGGTAATTAAAAATCACTTATGACACTTTCAGAAGTACAAACCCTAGAACTAGGTGAGATGTAAGAAATCTCGGAACGCATCTATAAATAAGAATATAAAAGGTGGTAATTTTTATGAGTGAAGTAAGAATACATTTTTATATTGATGTAGATTTGGCTGACTTGGTTGATGAACTATGGGACACACCCCTTAGGGATTTAATTGACTTTGAAGATGCCGAACTACATTCAATTGATTAGATAGTTAAGTCAATCTGACTATCTATGACGGACAGTACTCACTAGCAGTCGGTGAGAGTAATGCTACAAATGGCTGCTTCTTTTAATATGGTGATAATATGGTAAGATTATACAAATGTGTAGTATGTAGAGAGCCGGAGAGGGCTGATTGGAAAACCTGCAAAGTCGTGAGAGGTTGTGGTTTTGTTCCATTCTGTTCTGATGAATGCACTCATACATACTATGATAGATTGGAGGCTATGATAAATGAGCGACGTTCTAATCATGCAAATAATTGATGATGAAAACGGAACTGTTCTAGAGTTTTGGACTCTAGAATAAATCATAGTCTGACGGAATGACATAAAATTGTGGGGGGGTAGTGCTGCAACACTACCGCCTCACTCTTAATGAATAACATATATAATTATAATAAAGGAGATGATAATTAATGAATGAGATAATTTCTGATATGAGAGAACTTGTAAGAGAGAATCCTTCAGACTGGCCTACTGTGAATCAGTTTACTGATGCTATGTGGGAATCCCACTTCATGCAAACATATGGTGAAGAAGGACAAAGGTTTGAGAATGGTGAAGAAATACTTACTGTTAATGGCGTAAGAATGGGTCAAGCAGTATGGAATCTTATATGTTCTAAAAGAGATTTATCCCTATGGACTAGAGGTATAAAACCTCATAGACATTGGAAAGTTTCTGATACAAAGAAATACTTTGGTATCAAAGGAAATAGGGATGAATTACTCAGACAGATAACACTTATACATGATGTAATCGTAAATGGTCACAAATAAATGTATAACTTAGAACAAACGTAAACCCCTCATGGGATGTCGGCAGGCATCTCATGGGGCGGCCTTTTTTTATTTGTTTATTTTACTGGTTAATCCTATCCTAGAAAAAAGAAAAAGAGAAAAGAATCCAAAATCCAAAATCCAAAAAGAATCTAAAATGCAAATCCTAATAATTAAACACTAGTGTGTATAGAGCAAAAAAGAAAAGACTCTCAAAATCCAAATCCAAGTTTGGACTCTTGCCCCATTTAGAGACAAGAGTTTTGCGTCATTCTATCTAGAAGATTCAATCTTCTAGGTTTAATTTTAGAAGAGCAGCCTCGAAAGACTCTCCCCAATGCTTATTCCGACCAATAATATCCATTGCATCTTGGTCGTTCAGAATGTCGTGCATTAATGTTATTCTTCTACCTGCTAAATAGCCCCCCATCGTAGCGGTTGAAAACGAACAATCTAAAGCAGCGTTCAACAATCTAATACAAGCCTCACTACTATGTGTGCCCCTATTACCTAGAATTAATTCATTCCATTCGTTTACTATTGCTTTACTTTTTGCACTTAGTTTCCTTTTTACATCTGTCATAATTTATCACCCCCTGTTCTGACACCCTTTGAGATGACTATCAGACTATAAAGCCTATGATGTAGCATTCTATATTTATAAAATGATCATTTTTTATAAATAAGTATCAAACCTATATTCTAATCAAGAAGTTAAAGAAAAAAAGAAAAGAAGAAAAAAATACAAAATCCAAAAATCCAATTATTAACACTAGTGTGTGAGAAACAAAAAAAAGAGGCCCTCTGAGAATCCAAATCGGATTCCCAGAGGATTTTACGTAGTTCCTTGAATTAATGATTTATTTCCAGTAATTAATTAATAGTTCAATCATTTCATCAGTGTCAATATGATTTCCATAAAAGGCATTTATATCATACGCAGGTGTATTTTCGCTTGCTAATACATCATGATAATAATTGAATGTTTCAACTAATAATTGAAGCACTTGTTCATTTAGTGTCATTTCAATATCAACAATTATTTTATGTACTTCTTCATCTAAATCATCTTCAGTTTGTTTTGTTAAATTAGTTATATCTAGATTTTTTTTGTCGCATAACAATTTTTTCAATTCTTTTTCAATGTCCATGTTTTTTCCTCCTGTATCTCTACAATTTATCGGAACTAGTGTTAGTATATAAGTGCTTTGTTTGTGAGATTTCCATTATTTTGTCTATCATAATTAACACTAGTGTGTAAAAAATAAAAAAGAAAAACGAATCCAAAATCCAAATCCAATTTTTTTTGAGTCGGGGGAGATTTCCCCCCCGACTTTTTTGCCACCCGACTTCGAGATGTGTAAGACCATCTCTAATGATTACCGATGTTTCATCAAAGGCCAACCATTGTAAGAATGCATTTTGGTATATGTACCAAAGTTCATCTCCCAAAGTCTTGCTTTGAGGTCTGTTTCATCCCTACCATAGTTAACCACTAGATTACATAGTTCTCTTTCCACAGAGTCTCCATAGCCGGCATCTTCTATCAACCACATAAAGTTGAGAGCCAGTCTATTTCTGTACTTAGAGTCTAAGTATCTAGTAGCAACAAAGATATCATCGAAAGTAGGCAAACCATCTTGCCTATTTTCTTTGATATACTTAATTTGCTTTTGAATACTAACATCAATTTCCAAATCAGTTTTTTCTTCTGTCAATTTCATTTCACCCCCCTTCCGTGTTTTTTTCACAATTGATGCCAATTTTTCATACTACTTAAAGGTATAGAAGTGGCATTCTCTTATTTTTCTCTCTATATTCTAATTAAGAAGTTAAAGAAAAAAAGAAAAAGAAAAAGCCTATTAGAATCCAAATCCAAATAATAGAACACTAGTGTATATATTACAAAAAAAGAAAGGTCGGTCAAAATCCAAATCCAATTTTT